TGTGCTGCTTTTTAGAATCTGGAGTCGGCTTCGATTAACCTTCCAGTAGTGCGGTTGTATTGCAGTGTGTCGGCTTGGCCTACTTCGCCAGTAAACCTATTCTTAAGTAACACTATTTCTCTAGTGTCATCGCTAGGGTCTTCTTCATTGACTTGTAAGCCGATACAGAAGTCTGCCAGTTGAGCCAATGCGTGGCTTCCACGGAGTTGCGATAGTTGAACCTTTGCGCCATTCTCATGGCCTTTGTTACCTTCTGGTCGTCTTAGGTGGCTCACTAGGAACAGGCAGATATCTAACTCCTGCACTAGCTTTCTCAAGGTGGTCATAATCTGATCAATCAAGCGCCTTTCGTCTGTCACTTGGCCTGTTAATCCTGATACCAGGATAGAGATATGGTCTAAGAAAATGTGCTTGCAGCCCATGCCTTTAACCATGTATTGGATACGGTTAACAATGGTGTCAACAGCAGTAGAGCCAAAGTGATCAAACAGGTACACAGGGTTACCACCCAGTAGGCTGTCATAGGCTTCTACGACTTCGGGTTCTCCTGCACAGTCTTCATCGATGGTGATGTTTTTCTCCATGTGAAGTCCGACTAAGCCTTGTAAGGTTCGCTTGTTAGTCTCTTCTAGCATCAACATCCCAACAGTCTGACCACTGGTGTGGAGTGAGTAGGCAACCTCCCGAATGAAAGTACTCTTGCCGACACCCGATCCTGCACAGATAGTCACAAGTCCAGTGCGTATACCGCGAGTCATATCATTAAGTTTTTTATAGGGGTAAGCAACGGTGCTTGCAGAGTCAGATTTACCTATGATATCTCTGAAGTCATCACTAGAAACTATGCCATCTGGCCTCCAATCTTTGGCTCTCCAAATAGCATCTATGATGGCCTTACCTTCACCCTTCTGGAGGCACTCGTTGGCATCCTTATGCGGTAGCTTGGCAATCTTGACCTTACCTATTGGTAGGGCTTCAGCACACTCTATAGCACTAGCTTGGCCTACTTTATCTTGGTCGAACATCAAGATTATTTCTTCAAAACTCTCTAGCCAATCCCATGCAGCTATAAGTGCTTTCTTACCGCTAGTCGCACCTTGACCAAGGCTCACTGTCGGCCATTTGTTGCCTTGGATTTGGCTGACGCTCATGGCATCAATTTCGCCTTCGGTAATCACTAACTTACGACCACCATTCCAAAGGTGCTGCCCAAACAAAGTCATCTGCTTGGCATCACCTAAGATCGAGAAGTTCTTATCGGCATCTCTAATCTTTTGAGCCACCACTAAGCCGTCTGCGTTTCTATAGTTGGCTATCTGCTGTGGTCTGTTGTTGTAGCTATCAGTAATTTGGTAATCAAACTTACGACAAGTCTCTTCGGTAATACCTCTTACAGGAAGTGCAGAGTAGTACCCATCAATCAATGCTGTTGGGCGCTTTGGTGTTTGTGTTGTCAACATTGCGCCATCTTCTGCTGACTTTGTTGCGGTACACCCAAAGCAGTAGGTGTGGCCATCGGAGTAGACAGCCGCATTATCTTTTGAGCCACACTCTTGACAAGGTATGTGGTGCAGCTTCTCGCTCTCTTCTTGTTCCATTTGTTTCCCCTAATAAAAAAGGGGGCAACCTTTCGGCCACCCCCTCTGCTCTCCTTAACTAACCTATTCAGTTAGCCACTCTTCTGGAATCGTTTTATGCTCATACAGAAATCCGTGCTTGTCGCACCAATGTCCATATGTTGTTTTCGACCCTTTATAGAGTTTGTTGTTGGCATTAGAAAAGACGAACCTAATGTCAATATCTGGGTGTTGCTCACGGATCAACTGGTGCTTCTTGCGGTCTTCTAAGTCAAAGATGCCTTTAGTCTCGACATAAAAAAAGCCACCTTTCTTAGGTAGCTTGAAGTCGGGGGTGTACTTAGCGTTTCGCATTGGCACTTCGTAGGCAATCTTGTCAGTCTCGTAAACTACTGTATGTCCTGCCTGCGTTATCTGCTTACCAATTTTGTCTTCTAGACCAGAACGGTAACCGTGCTTTTGGCCTCTCTCAGAATCGGTCAGCCGTTGCCGTTGATGCCATTGGTTCTTCTGCTGCCGCATCTTCAAAATCCTCAGTCGTTAGTTCCTTGGCGATATAGCCACCATCTACGGCATCGAAACCTTCAGAATCACCACCGCCACCCACTGGGTTAATTACTTGGACTTTGGTTAACTGGAGTGAAATGCCTTTAGAACCACTAACGGAGTAAGTTGTGATGTAGCCACCAACTTTCAGCGTCGAGCCACCCCAGAGTTTGGGGATTTGAGCGCCCTCTAGTACTTCACCAGTACTGTCGTAAATCTTAGGGGCATACTTACTTTTGACTTTCAATACGGTATTGCCTGTTTCTTCATCCTGCGTAAAAGGCATTTTGAATTTGACATTCTTACCGAACTCTTCGACACCAAGGTTGTTGCAGGCATCGATGAGGTCTTCACACGACTGCATTGATAGTGCAGTTTTGTAAACACCTTCTGGATTGAATTGCGTGTCAGGCATATTGAGGTGTGGGTAAACTGCCGTGCCTGTTGGGCTATTGAATTTAACTCTCTGAGCCATCTGGACTCTCCTTATTTATTTTGGTGGTGGGTTTAGTTGTTACTTCTTCGGTTTTAACGAAACACGCAAGACTAATGTCTAATCTTTCGGCTTCGTCAATTAGTGGCTCAGGGAATTGCTCACCTCTCGATGCGAGAAGTTTTGCAAGCCCAAGAACACGTTCTCTGGGGTGCATATATTTTATTGCCTATGGTTTTGGTGTTTATTTTTGGTGGGGTACGTTCTAAAGGTCACCATAATTGCAAAATGGCAGTTTTGTTTAAATTTGACAGGGAGTTGCTCAAAGAGCATGATGCGATTTGTTGATGGTGGGCGGTCTGAGAGCAGTCCTGGTAACGCAAGTTACCAATTTGGATACCCTAGACTCCCACCATCGGCTTCTACTACTACCTAAGAAAAACAATAATCCGAATCCATTATCTCATTTAGAGACAGATTTCCTTTGGTCGGGATAGGTGCGAACTCTGCTAGATCAGGTTCATTCAACTGCTGTTCAGCAGTGGTTTTCAAGTCTTCATACAAGCAACTACCTGAGTACTGCTCTACAAATGTCGCTCTCACGATATCAAAGAGTTGCCATGATTCAGCGCAGGGTACAGAGAAGCTATCGTGAATGACCATGAAGTCTTTGATTCCTGCGTCTACTAGAGACAGTACTGTGCTTGCAAGGTGCGCTGAGTCCAATGAGTGGATGTAGTTAGCCGCAGCAGCCGCCTTTGTCTTAGCCGAACATATCTTAAACTTGTCTTCCCGACGAATAGACATCTGGCCTCTCTTCTTGACCTTGGCTTCTCTATCGTAGAGGTACAGCCTGACCTTCTTAGTGTTCCATTTCGTATACTTCTGGACTACAGGAAAATCAATAGGTGATCGCCACATCGTCGGCTTATTCTCTTTGGACAAAGCAACAGCAACACTCTGGATAAACTCCATGCCTTGAGCCGCTGAAGCGATGACTTCACTCACTGCGGAATAACTTACTTCTGCAAAGAGTTTTGTAGCATAGAACTGAGACTCTGTGTCACCAAATGGGTGGGGCTTACCTCCAACCAATTCAGCATCAGCTAAAGGCTTCATTAGGTCTTGGGTTATTTGATCTGCAAAGCCATATTGGTTAGAGGCATAAGCAAAAGTCATCGCGTTCCTTTTGACTTCAGATCGAGTAACACCATAGTTTAACCATAGGTTTGCTGAGACTATGCGGCTTTTGTCTTTCTTCGCTAAGTCCTTTGACACAATTGCAGCCGAAAGTTTTTTAAGCTTAGTGTTCACCACATCAGCAACTGTTTGGTAAACGTCTTGTGGCTTGTCGGTGGGTATCAAGTTGACCAAAGCACCATCTACTTCGTTGCGTGAAAGCGCACTGTAATGTTGGCAACCTGAGTTAGTCCCATCAAGTGCAGGGGGTAAGCAGCAGACATAGCCATCACCATGCTCTAAGAAGTTCACCCACTCGACACAGGCTGCGAAGAACTGGAAGGGCTTGTCGGCTGACTTGATAGTCTCTAGCATCGCCACAGGGTCTTGAGCGACCTTTCTGATCATCTCTTCGTTGTATTCTACCCACAGCACTCTATCTTCTAGTGACGCTTTAGATATCTTAGAGAAG